GGGAGAAGGCACCGTTGGCTGCGGCAGTCATCACTATCGTGTCGCAAGCGGAGCCAGTCATGGTGACAACCTTGCCGTTTACGGCTACATCGTCCACTGTGAGCGCAGTCAAGGTGCCGACGCTCGTTAATGACGAGGAAACCACGCATGACTTCAACGTAGTCCCTGCCAGCACATTGGCGCAGACCGTGCCGCCGCTGTTGCTAGCAGCGTGGGCGTGGGTCGCATTGCACCAACTGGTAGAAGCGATGGTCGGTGTAGCAGTCCAAGCGGGGATGCAGGAGCCACCCATATTCAAGATAGTGCCAGCAGCTTGCTTGCCCAAGTTCTTCAACACGGTGGCAGACGAGGCGTACAGGATGTCGCCCGTGGCTTGGCACGCAAAGATGTGACCGTCACCGGACGCCCCGATGTACTCAGCTTGCGTAAGAGTGGTACATGGGTCTTTGTGCTTGAATTCGTTAGACATTTAGCCCCCCACTAGGATGGTTCTTCTATTCCCCAGACCATGCCGGATATCGTGGCATTAGCGGTGACATCCAGTGCCAACGTCCCGTCAGCGGCAGACAGCACGATACCGTCTCCCAGATCAGGCGAGTTGTGGACACCAGCGATAGCCAGGAGTGGTGTCTGGGCTATGACCGTCCCGGATGCGGAACTGTCCTGGAACTCGATGGCAGTCGCCGCAGAGGCCGATAGGCACCAGCCCAGGAGACGTATCTTGCTCCCCGACTGCGGTGTCCAGATGGTCTCCTCAGTGCCTGCCGTGATAGCGTTGGCGTCTATCATCTTGAAGGTCTTGGCTCTATAGCCTTGCTTCCTTTCTACAGGCATCAGAAAGGCTCCGACACGGTGTAGGCTAGGTCTTGACGGCTGGAGCCACGGACGTAGATCAAGATACAAGTAACGTCACTGGCATCGTCGGATATCAGCTTCGCCGTCTTGGTAAAAGCGTGTGGAATGCGGCCAGAATGGCCGAGGGTGATCGGGCGTCCGAGGGTGGACGTGGGGGTCACGCTGGGTGCCCAGTGGAGGCTGTCCCCTGAAGGGCAGACTACCACGATGTCTCCACAGTTCTGGGGAATGGTGGCACCTGCGTCCACCAGGTTCTCGGCGCTGCTCCCTAAAGCAAGGGACTCAGCGTGGATGATATCGCCTTTGGCAGGTATTACTTCAGCCATTTATAACCTCGTTAGGTTATGCTCCACCCCTTCCCCCATCCCGCTTCTTTGAGACGCTGCATCTCACTTGCAATGTGCTTGCGTCCCTCGTCAGGATCGGAGTGCGAGGGAACATTTATAATCGGTATGTTATGGGATTCCAACCACTCCTTAATCGTGAGTGGGTGTTCGTCGTTGGGCCAGTCCTTACTGGCGAACAACGACCTGGCCATCTTCGCCAGGTGCATGGGGTCTTCCCCTAACCTAGCGGCGGCAAGGATGCCCTCAAGACCGGGGTCTTCCCCCGTCACTACGGTCTCGACACCACCTTCGGCAGCCTCCCATTCCCGGTGGGCTTTAGAACGGCAGTGCATGGTCATCTGGGCCGAACTAAGATCGTTCTTACCGCACGGGCAATCAGTCCGAGTCACCATGATATTTCTCCTTAGTCACCACAGCCGAATAGAACCACCTGAGCCACCAGGGGGGCCGATTGAAATAGCCCAACTTGTGTTCCAGGATTGGAATGGTGTTATTGGTTAAGAAACTGGAAGACTTGCCCTCCCATGGGGCCTGCGGAGGGGCAACCTCTTCTATCTGCCCTCTATCAATCAACACCTTATCTATGCGCCTGCGTAATTCAAGCCATTTTTCGGGAGTGTACTCCGTGCCAGCCAGGTAGACATTGCCTTCATAAAAGGACACGTTCCCTGAACCTATCACCAGGTTGTGCAGGACTAACTTCCCTGACTTGACGGGGGGTGCGTCTTTGATGGGGCGCACCCCCAAGTACCTCAGCTTGACCAATTACACGACCAGGAGAACAACTGAGCAGCAGAGCAGGAGAGCGTCGTCCCCACCGGAGCCTTCAGCTGCCTTGTCTACGTCTACCGCCACCACGTTACCAGGTTTGATTACCCCGGTTGCGTTGAAGGCAGCGGATACGTCAGCACGGTTGATGTCAGCGGCGGCTACGGTTAACCCAGCAGCAGTGATACCGTCCGTGGTCGTAGTGGTGGTCTCGTCGTCCACACCACTCGATACATCGATGGTGTAGGTGTCGGAGGTGTCCAGGGCAGTACCGACGCCGCTCCACCACAGGTATTGGATGACGTTCCCCACCGTGTTCTGGGGCACCATGAAGGTGTAGCCACCCGCCTCGCTGGCAGCCGCCAGGAGAACCCCGGTGAAGTCGCCGTACTGGGAGTAAGCCGCTGTGCCATCAGTCATGGGACTGAGGTTCACGGTCACCTCATAAGGTGCTTTGATCTCAAAGGTCACCCTGGAGGTATCGAGACAGAAACCTACTACCTGCATCAGGTTCTCTGCGCCCGTGGGACGGGTGGCAGTGATGTCACCCGCTGTAGCGGATAGGTACATGGTATTACCCTGCGTAAAAGGGGCGTCCGTGTCACGGATGATGCCGCTCCGGCAGAGTACACCTACGTCACCGGAAGCGTAACTGTTCACAGCCACAGCCTCGACGAATTTTGTGTTGTCGTCTGCGTCTGCCAGTTCCCAGTCGGTTCCGTCGAAGTACATCATGTCTCCGGCGGTCACGGCTGTGGAGCCGATAGTCGCAGCGAACTTGTCAGTCGCTTGTTCTACATGTGGATCAGCCATGGTAATTACCTCATTATCAAATTACGGAACTATGCTCAACGAGGCGTTATGCCGCAGAGTCGATTCCAGCCAGGCCCGCACAGGACTTGGCCGAGTAGACCACGGCATTCAGGTATACGGCCATCCGGTAGACATCCTCGTTCTTATCGAACTTGGTGCCCAGGCGCTGGATGTCAGGATCAAGGACGGCCCCGTTGTGGATTACCGTCCACCCCTGCTTGTCCTGCCCCGTCTTGATGGCGTATATGGTGGTGGCGCTTGAGGAAGCCCACCCACCGGCGTTCTCGTACTCCTCGGAATTGGTGATGTAGTCGTTTATGACCACGGGGATGCCATTGTAAAGGATGTACTGGTGCCCGAACATCTCAGCCGAGTTCAGGATTACGCCTGACCCAGCAGCCCGTGCGAGGGAGGTCAACTTCCGGCGCATGGTCTTGTTCATCATCAGGAAGTCCGGCTTCCCGTTCTCCACCAGGTCGATCATTGCGTCCAGGCGGTCAAGGGTAAGTTCGGTCTCGGCCCCGGCGATGGTGGAGGGCTGTGAGCCGTCGTCCATCATGAGGAGCCGTGTGTCGCTGATGAGGAGGGAGGTCAGGCCCTCCGGCTCGGTGGAGACAGACCCTGAGTTCCCGGTGACCAGAAGGTCTTCCAGCTTACGGATGATGGACTTGGCCATCTTGGCCAGAAGCACCGCTTCCTGCGACTGCACGTTGTCGGCTGTCTGCATTGCGAAACGGTCAAGAGGGTGCTGGATGCCCACCGTGGTGAGCGATACCGTCTTCTTCGTGTAGGTCGGTTCGGTGTCAGCCCAGGTATCTCCTACCTGGTGGGTTGCGGCAGAACCCAGTGTGCTTTCCCTGTTGTAAACGAGGGAGTTGCCGCTGAAGCTGCTGAACTGCAAGAAGGGGGCCAGTTCCGACGCCGTGATGATGTTATCGAAAACACCAGCGGTAACATCGTCGTTGGCCAACTTCTGGTATTCGCTAAGTGTTGGCATTTCTTCTTCCTTAGAGGCTCTTTCTTCGTAGCCCCCTTTCAATGAGGGCAGTACCTCGGAGTTCTTCATTCCCGCCTGCGATAGCCGCTCCCGTGTCGAGGTCAGCTATGCCTGCTTTCTCTAGGGCCTTCTTCCCTGCGTTCTTCGCCTCCTCTCGGAGTTGTTTCTGCTGGGCGTCTCCCCTGCGGCGTTCCTCCTGGCTGACCATCCGGTGGGCTTCGATCTGGATGTTGTAAACATCCTCAAAGTCGCCCGTGGCGGCCTTCTGCCAAGCGTTCTGCCATTCCGTCTGGAGTCTGGTTGCATCGTCCTCATTGATGAGGAGATTGCCGCCCTCGTCCTGTACGGTGGAAAGGAGGCGGGACTGCTCTTTCTCGTAACGGGAATCGTAGACCCGTCTAGCCTGTCCCTGAGCCAACTCCTGGTTTACCTGTGATATCTGGGACTGCACTTCCTCGGTGTCTCCCCTGTTCATGCCCTCCATGTACAGGCTCAATACCTTACGGATCGCCCCCAGTTCATCACGGAAGCCAGAGATATCCGCATCCCTTTCCGTGTCACGTCGGCGTTGCCCGTCTTTGGAGCGCAGGTCATTCTCTAGCTTTCCGACCTGGGCCTCCAATCTCTTGGCTACCGCCTTGTAATCTACATTTTCATCAGACTCTTCGTCTGGTTCCGTGGGTAGTTCGGGTACTTCCGGGACTTCCGGCGCTTCTGGGTCTTCCGTTGGTGTTACCATGAGCGATTCTCCTATGGAGTGATCACTTTGGGCTTAGTTTATAACTCTTTTTTAGAATTGTCTATTCGTCTACTTGGCGTAACAACTCCTGAACCTCTTCGATGGTGGCGGGAGTGGTCTTAAAGTCCCAACGCAGCTGGAGAACACCGATCTGCGGGTCACCTACGATGCCCCTGGCCGCATCCCCGTCCTTCATC